TCAGCGATAGACTCAACAGTCTGAGTGCTCAGATCACCCAAGGAAGCCAAAGGATCTTCTTTAGAAGCGCCTTTAGTTACTTCTTGCTTAGGGATAGCGCCAATGTCACCAGAGCGCAGGAGGCTTAGAGCCTTACCACGTACTGAGTTGATTGAACGACCCATAGCTTCAGCAATAGCTTCTACGAAAGCACCGTTGTTTACCATCTCAACGAATACAGTTTCTTCAGACTCAGAGTACGTGCGTACTGCTTCAACTTTAGGAGCTGGCTTAACGTGAGAGGTAAGTTCCATAGAAAGGATCTTGCCTTGGATTGACTTAGGAGAGAAAGCACCGTCTTCAAAGTGACCGGCAATCTCAGCATAAGTGTAAGAACCGCTGTTGTCAGTGACAAAAGCAGAAAGGGTAGCTTCTTGAGCGTCGGTAAAAGACTTACCGCCAGCAGCAGATGCTAGTTCTACGTCGAAGCCCATCTTACGCAGCTTGCTGCTGATAGAACGAGTAGAGGTTTCAAGTGTTTCAGCAGCTTCAGCTACAGTGACTTGAGAAACGGGGCTTTCGCCACCGACAAATTCAGTTAGTTGAGCAGTACGCTCGTCAGTCCACTTAGGTAAAGTTGACATATATTTATTCTCCAATAATTTCGGTTAGGTTGGTTACAATAGTTACGCCAGCATTCCTGGCTTTGGTTGTTTTGGCGGATTCTACGCCACTTTCATTTACCAGAATCGTGACATCCTTAGTCAAGCTGGTTTTTACCTCATAACCAAGCTCTTGTAAGAGTTTATGCGCTTCGGCTTTCGTTTTATAACTGGTAAGTTTACCACTAATACAAACAACGCCTAGCGTGGTTGAGGGTGTTACACTAGCTTCAAACTCAAAGCTAAAAGGCAGGAGACTTACCTCAATAAAGGAATTCTCCAACCAATCGCATAAGCTAGTAGCCGTCTTCTCTCCTAGACCTGCCTTACGGCATAATTCATAGTCTATTTCTTCAATGTCAGTGCAGACTTTGGAAAGTTTTTCCGTTGCAGTCTTGCCTACGAGAGGTATACTGAATGCAGGTAACAATACATTCAGAGGGGCTGTACGAGAACGCTCAAGCTCCTCTACTAACTTTACAGCAAGCCGATCAGATCCAAGGGCGTGGGCAATGTCATCTAGCGTAAGTGCGTATAGTTCCTCTAAGTGAAGAACGTCCAATTTAACGATAGTTGCTGGGCCGAGTCCCTTTATCTTCAATGTCTTAGCAAAGTGTTCGATGAGCTTGAGAGCTTTCTCCCCACAGTGGGGGTTTCTACAATACAGAAGGAAGTTGACGTCCTCTAAGACTGAGCTACAAGACGGGCAAGTAGTTGGGGCTTCGATTTTGGTCATGGTCTTCCCTCTGAAATTGAATATGTATTATACGCGGTTTTAAGATTACTGTCAAGAATTATTTTTTTCAAGGTACCAATCAATCTATGCGCCTCACGACGCGAGGTATGATTTCACCTGATCGAATAATCTCTACTTGACAACCTATTTCAAGGTTCAAGTCGCGAATATACTGGATGTTGTGCAATGTGGCTCTAGACACTGTGGCTTCGCCTACTACAATAGGATCTAAGATCGCTACTGGACTGACTACACCGCTTTTGCCTAGCTGCCACACTACATCAACTAAGGTTGTTTGCACACCCGCCTGCTGCTCTTTCAAAGCAAAGGCACCTCGTGGGTGTTTAGCTGTATGTCCTAACGCCTCAAACTCTTTGGTATCCTTGAGTCTAAACACTAAACCATCTGTGGGATAGTCTACTGCATTAAACTCAGATACAACATTGAGTCCCATCTGGCGAAGAATACTCATCTCATTAGTCCACGTAGGAACGCAATGAGGGTAAGCATCGTACGCAACAAATACTAAAGGACGAGTCCGAAACTCTTCCAGACCTGCAGGGTCATTCTTGAGTCCAAGAGATCCTGAAGCAAAGTTGCGAGAATTAGGAATACTACTCGGAGCAACTACTTCACCAGTAATCTGCACAACGCCAGAGTATAAGTCGGAAAACCGCCCTACACGTCTCAATTGATTAGGTACTAGCTCTTTCATTTTAGCAGTAATGTCTCTGCCCTGTATACCGTCTCCACGAGTTAAAGCTAACTCAAGGTTTCCGTCTACATATAACAGAGATACTGCTGCTCCGTCAAGTTTAGGGGTCATAACACAATCATCTACAGATAGAGGAGCTTCGTCAATGTCAAAACACTTCTGAAGTGAGTACATCTGGTAAGTATGCGAAACCGCATCAGTAACAGTATATCCTACACTATTGTAGTTGTGTTTAGCAGCTAGAAGGTCAAACTCTTCGTCCGAAAGGAGTGGAGTGCCTTCATAGTATAACTTACTCGCTCTATCTAAAAATTCTCGCATATTATTTCCCTAAATTTGAAAAGATATTATACGGAACTTTAAGCTACTTGTCAAGAGTTATTTATACAAATCCTGTATAAGATCTGAAAAATGTTCTTCTATCAAGCTCTTTGATTCCGCTAAGGATAGTATCTCTACCAGTCCTTGAAACATTTCTCTAGAATTACTGAGGTCAAGCGGCATAGCCACACCTTCCGGTGTAGGTTTCCACTCTTCATCAAAGTCTAGATAATATTTACGAAGATGCAAATACTCAATACCTCGAAAAGTATTGATAGTTAGGCGTACCTGCACCTCTTTTACTGTATCATAATGTATTACACGGGAATAGGCTTCTGGAGCCTCGTGTAACTCCATTACCGTCTGCCTTCATTCTTAAGAATAGAAGAGAGAGGAACGACACTTGATACAGCGGAGGGTCGAAGTAATCTATACGAGTCTGTATCCCAACAGAAGAAAAGAAGAGTATCTTCAGTTTCTTTTGCACGATTCTTCTTGCCTTGTATATAAGGTGTTGAAAAGTCTAGGGTACATACATTGTATTTTAACTTCCTGGAGTGTTCGCTACGATAGGTAATAATAGCGTCTCCATAGTCTTGCACTAAGCGTGCCAGCTCTTGCTTTTTCACTATAGTTTCCTTTTGTAGTAGTTAGCAATTTTTACTGCAACTTACATACTTAAAGGTGGTTTATAGGAGGTGCAAAAAAGCCCCGCTAGGCGAACCTAGCGAGGTTATATTACTTAGTCTTCTGATGAAAGAAGTGAAGTAATGTACTGTGCTGCTTTACCAGTCAACTTAGAGATGATCTCTTCGTCAACAGACTTACCAGCATCAGTAATTGCTGCAATGAGGGCTTCTTGTGCGGCTGCTTTAGAGACACGAGTGCCTCCAGTTGACCCGCCCGTAGAAGCTGCTTTAGCTGCGGGGGTTTTCTTAACATAGACGCCAGCCTTTGTAAGAATCATTCGTACGCCATTTGGAGACTGGTCTAAGTCTTCGGCGATGTCTTTGACAATCTCCATGCTGTTCTCTGGAGTTGGTTCTGCAGCTTCATATGCTTCTACTGCTTGTGCTTTTAGCTCATCTGTCCAAGCCATGTTACGTTTCCTTTTGTTAGGGTTTTTATTTCCTGGGCAGTTACCCAGAGTTTTAAGTTGTTGTTCGTAGAATCGTTGTCCCATATATTCCTCGATTTCAGAAAAGATATTATACGGGAAAAATAACCATGTTGTCAAGAACTATTTTTTACAACCTGTTTAAATCTACACCGTACTTTTTCAAATGTTCTAGCTTACCAAGATCGTACGCTGTTGAATAGGCAGCAAAGCCACCCTGGGTTACGCTAGTAAAGAAAGTATCTTCACTATCAACCTTCTGTACTACATAGATTTGGTACACTGGGCCGACATACTTATCTTCATAGTCAACAGTTGCAAGACCAGGTCTGCTCTCTTGATACTCCTGAGTCATGCGCTTACCGATCTTTACTGCACTATGATAGACAGCAGACCATGCGATCTCACCTTCAGCGAAATCTTCAGACACACACTCGTCTGGAAAGTAGTCTACCGCTTTTCTTTCTTCGGCTCCAGAGGGGCGCTGTGGGACTCCAACTCGGTCAAGAACAGCGCGTATAAACCCGGTGGAACGAAATAAACGCTTTGAAATATCCGAGATAGGGTCGCCTTGAAGGTAGTCAGTAACTGCCTCGGAAATCTCTGCGTCTGTTGCAGGGCGGCCACGATTTTGTGACTTACGCTTTTTAACATATGCTTTTTGCTCCAAATGTCCCTCGATGATTGCATTCAATCGAGTGGTATTGTATGAGATATTCAGAATCTCACACGCTTCTTTTTTAGTTATTGCTTTTACTGTATCCGTCTGGGAAGTACTTGGGTTTAGTAGTGCTATCACCTTGTCGATGTTTACCGCTGTCAGGTTCTCGTAGCTCTTCTTCTTTACTCTTGCCATACTCTAACTCCAATAATAATTCGGCATAATGTATAATCTTTTTAATGTCCTCAGCACCGTTCTTCTTAGCGTGCCGAGTTGCATACTTAATAATGTTACCTTCAATATACCCTAAGCCATTGGCATGGATATACTCCAAAGGTTGTATAGGCAGGTCATAGTGTGACCCACCCTCTTGCTTGTCTAAAGCTGATTCTTCTTTCCACACAGGTAAGTCTCCACTAGGTGCTATGTTGATCATCTTCTTCATGAACAAAATCCTTGATCATCGGGAACATCGGATTGATAGCATAAGCACAGGCTCTAGCAATATCCATGTGTTCCTTCTGCGTACCTGGAGTAGTTCGCACATCAATGTAATGTATCCAGGAGCGTACAGTACCGTGCATATATAAACGAGTCTTTGTCAGACCCTCTGGAAGAACAGTACGAGCCTGCTCCTTAGCAATTCCATTGTCTATAGCCCACTCGTACGCACCCGCAGCTGCGTCAAGGACTTTCTTTTGCTGCTGTATCCAGTGTTGGTGGAGCAGCTCGTCATCAGTTTGTACACTATTCTGACGGTTCTTGTGATCTTGTAAGCGACACTCACGAAGCTCAAAGGGATAACCCATCTCCTTCGGATCTGCATAGCGTTGGCTAAACTCTTGAAAAGCAAAGCTACGGTGACGCACGATCTGGTGAGCAATATCACGGGTAGTATTGATCTCTAGCGTAATACCTGACATCTCAAAGGGAGACCAGTGTTTATGCTTGATGAGATACTTTACTAACTTGTGTGAAGTCAGTTCATTATTCTGGTTCTTAGGGTTTGATACTCTTGCCATGTATGCAATGTCTGCAATCAAGTCTGGCGAAGATGTTGATACAAGTTCTACTTGTGGTTGGTTCGGTCTCATTGTCCTGATATCCTGTTGTCATAGTCTGCTAGTTCTTCGTCCCACCACTCTGGTTTGTCTCTATGCTTCCAAGCTGCGAAAGTAGCTTTGTCAAGCATATAGAAGTTGCGGTAGGCTTGTATTGGGTCATCATCGTCTTTCAACTCCTCAGTCATTGCGAGTGCAAACTGAGTAAAGCCGTGGTCTTCCATATTCTTTGGTTCTGGCAATGCTTGTAACATTTCTAAACTCTTGTGCGTACTACCATAGCGATAGTGTGCCTCGCTACCGAGAGCGAACGCATAACAGTTTGTCCAGTAAAAATTCTCTAAGGAGGATCGTACCCATACACATGATGGGTGATTCTGCATTGTAGGAAGGTAAGGAAAGATACGTTCTTCCATTGGCAACTCTTTCTGTTCTTTACGAGTCGTCTGGAGAATCTTGTTCTCTTCCTTAGTGATAAGTCTAGGTACATATCCGAATAGATGATCTATCCAGAGGTTAGTACAGATGAGCTGTGCCGCTTCGAGTATCATCTTGTTGACGTGTTTGTCTACATGATACTCTGCACACTTGTCGAGATCTTGGTCAAGGTAAAAAAGGTTGATGGTATTCTCCTAAAATTGAAAAGATATTATACGCAATTTAAGGTGAAGTGTCAAGAATTAAATAATGGTATGTTCCAAAAATTGTAGTTTATACTGTGGCGAACCCCGGATGTTATTTCCTCAACCTCATGCCAGACTTCGGGAGCAAGCAATACTAGCATACCTGTTTGAGGGACTACTGTATCCTCTCCAATAATCAGTCTTCCACCTTCTAGGTCTTTTATATTTAGATATAGTACACAACTACAGACGGGAAAAGACAGCTCCCCTGTTGCGGTAAACAGCCCTTCGTCCTTATCCTGGTGTAGCGTCGGTAATAAAGTATAGTCACTATGAAAAGACCATTCCTCTACTAGCAACGGATCAATTTCTGGATCGTTGAGGAAATCTGCTACTGCGGTGAGAGCTTTGAGATGTAGCTCCCTAAACTGCTGGCTATAGATACTCTGCGTACTCGCTGCACATTTTATAGACTCTAGTTTTAATATTTGTATCTCTGTAGGCGTGAAGAAGTTTTCTATTACTCGGTACATTCTTTAGTCCATATGGTAAGTGCATATTTGATTCCATACTCTAGCTCCTTACAGCCGTGTCTGTGTGTTATCTGACCAGGCCATATAAGTATGTCTCCTACTTCTATATCTTCATTGGTAAAGTTCTTTTCAGGAAAATAAAGCTCTGCTCCCTTATAATCATTATTCAACTTTACACTGCCTGTTATATAGCTGTCATCGTGGTGTAGGTCTAAGCTAGTTTGAGTATCGAGAGTATATCTTATTGCGAAAAGGTTTTCTACAACAGCACCACTACAGTTCCAGTGGCTTGTAGCGGCAGGAAATATAACATCATCCAAGTGTTGTTTTAACATTTCATGTACGTCTGGTACATCTTTACGGAGGTGTATGTCTTGTGTGAAGTAGTCTTTGTCTCGTGCGTTTGGAGTCCAAGTGTCTACACCTTCTACACAGGCACGAACATATTCGCACCCTAAAGGCGTAAGGAATTTAGCTAATAAAATGTCCTGACCTACAGGACGTAGATCAGGACGAGTATGAAAAAATTCTCCAAACATTATTACTTCTTCTTATTCATGAATCCAACAACAGAGCGAACACCGAACGATGCGCTCACAATTACACTGAGTGTGTACTGATACCAAGATGGCATCTGATCGAGGGCTGTAAACCCCGCAGAGACGTAACCTACTGTCGAAGGAAAGAAACATAGTATCATAGGAATACTAAAGAGTATGGTCAACCACTCGTCTTTCCAAGAGCCTCCTGAGTTGCGAGCCATGATAGCTTCCCAGTCTGCTACACTCTGAGAAGCCTGTACCATAACTGTAGCTTCGGCTTCTGCTTTCGCTTTTGACTTAGCATTCTTTCCTTCAAGCCAAGTCGTTCCTAGTTTCGTTACTGAACTAAGTATTTGCAACATCTTCTAGTCTTCCCATCAATCGCTCTGCGCGATTGCCTACCTGACGATACCAAAGAGAGTCTCTCCCTTCGTTAGCGGCAAGTGCCCAACGTCGGTTGTCCAACGCTTTTTTCATATTTTTAAACTTACTAAGTCGAGGTCGTCCAAGATTAAATAGCATATTTACTAGTATCTCTTGGACTTCCCCTGGGAAGTTGTCCCACATATCATATAAGATTCGGCACTCATCGACAGCTACAGCAAGGTCTGACTCAAATACTTGCTTAACCCGGTCTTCCGACACAACGGTTCCTACTTCCCAGCCATATTCAGGGTCTGAGGTTCGTACTAAGTGGCCAATGCCAAAGGTGGCATAACCTAAATGGTCTTCGTAGATTTCGTATACTACGCCTTCGTCTATCTCTAATCTTCTTCGTACTTTATCTATATTCATAATATGCTATTCCTTATAAACCGCTGGCGTATATTGCTGCAAATGGCAAGGCTAAACAACCTAAGATTGTAACCGTGTTGCAAAATAAGCAAACGGCCTCGTTTCTGTGTGTCACTTTTTTCTCCTTTCTTGACCTCTTTTTAGTCTAGGCTTCGGTCAGGCTACCTTTAAAACTAGGGGCTTTCGCCCCTAGGTACTACTTCTCTTCAGGTGTTGCACTGGAACTGACATCTTTCAATACTGTAGATGTGGTATCTAAAGTATAAGAGACGACTCCAGCTGTATCTGTAATTACTGCTGATACTAAGTTCTTTCCGCCATCAATAGTTGCGTCGATTGTTGAACACGCACCTAATAGAGAGAAAGCAAATAGAGCTGCTATAATACGCATACTGTACTCCTTTTGGTAAGCCGATTTTCGGTCTTGGGGAGAGGCTTAGTTGCTGACATCCCTCCAACGGATCGAGTGCATCTTCACACCCTAGGTATGGCTTCTTCGACTGGGAACTCCCGATCCTTAGGCTTCAGCCGCTGCCTGTAGTGGTGCACCACGGCGTACTAACTCATTGCGAATTTTCTGCTTGCGAGGTCCACGAGTATTGTCGTCAGCTAATGTCTTTTGTAAAAGAGGAGTAGACTGAGCGTGCATATAAAAATGCTGTGTAGTTGACTTCTTGGTTTGACGATTTACTACTGTTTGTGACTCTTTAAATTTAATAGGCATTGTTTACTTCTCCGCTTGAATATAACCATATTTTTGAATGTCTACATAGCATCGCTGTGCTAGGTCTACGTTAGTTGTTCGTAGTTTTACTTCTGTTGATACTGGATCTAGTATGATCCAAGTAACAGTGCCGTTGACACTGACTTCTTTTAATAATTCTATGTTACTCATCGTCTAGTTCTATTTGTCCTGTGTCGGCTAAATGCTGTATAACAGCACTCATCCCTTGTTGCTCTCCCAGTCGATGGCTAGTAATACCGCAACCAATGAGGCAAAATATAAAAATAGCATACTCGATCATTCTTGTTTTTTCCTTTGTAACTCGATTTTGAAAAGATATTATACGCCCAAACGAGCTCTGTGTCAACACTTAAATTAAAGAGTGGTTAAGTTTTTCTCGGTTTCTTAGCAAGCATTATACAGTAATTACCCTATCTTGTCAAGTACTTTTTTTAAGCTACATGTAAATAACTCTTGACAAAGTACCTATCATACTTTATAATACTCCCATGAAAAAATATAAAAAGAAACCTTGGACAGAACTTGAACGCAACACACTGCGGGCTTATTACTTCAACGCTAGTATAGATGAAGTGATGGACATGATACCCGACAGATCAGAGCGTTCGATTCGGCAACAAGTTTCTTACTTACGCAAAAGAGGAGTACGCTTTAAGTGAATACACCTGAGATCTATATAATCTGTATCCTCATGTTCGCATGGATAATGATACAAAGCATCGGTGATGATGATGACTGGAATGAATAAATGCAAGTTAAAGTTAAAAACAACAATGTGGAGCAAGCGCTTCGTATCTTTCGTAGAAAGGTTACAGATAGTGGAGTTCTTTTCCAATATAAAGAGAAGCAGTTCTACGAAAAACCCTGTCAAAAACGAAAGCGAAAGCAAGCCAGCGCAAAGCAACGAGAGCGTAAAAGAACCCAAATGGAGCCGTGATATCCGTTTTTAGTTCTTGACAATTTACTGAAACCTCCGTATAATACTTTCATAAATTGGAGAATAAGCAAATGATCACATACTTTAATAACAAACCCCGCTTCGATACATTTATCGAAGAGTGTCTCAAGGCACTGTTCGCTCACGAAGAGCCTACTGGTGACATTGAGATCACGTGGATGCAGCACCTCGGTGAAGATGGTAACTTCGCAGGTCTTTGTAACGGAACTACAGAAGAAGTTGAAATCTCATTAGCTACACACTATTCACTAGAGTGCGGAGATAGAATCCCATTCTGTGATCAGGAGCTTGCTTCCAACATAGCACATGAGCTAGTTCACGCTCGTCAGTTTATTCGTGGCGAGATCAATTCTACTGACTACTACTACAAAGGAAAGGACTACGAGTCTTTTGAATACGCTGAGACCCCGTGGGAAATTGAAGCATATATGATGGAGCAGGTACTAGTCGATTTATTTTGGAGTACAGAATGTTAGACATCATTACAAATATATTAGGCATGACCTTCGCTATAGGCTTATTCTACGGAGCGACACTATTACTTTTAGACAAACAAAAAGCGTGGAAGAAAAGGGAACTAGAAAGAAATGACTCCTCAAGAAGTATATGATTATAAACGCAGGTGGCAGACATCTGTACAGAAGTACAGCTTTTACATACACTCAGACAGAAGAAGAGAAGCTATTGAGTGGTGCAAGGAATCATTACCTAAACAGTGCTGGCACCACACACAGTTTACAGACATATACGAAGACACTATGAGCTTTGAGAGTCGAGTACACTGTCTTTACTTTATCGAATGGTATGGCTGGAAGATTAAATGAGTAAGGAAACTACAAAGAAATGCCCTAACTGTGGCAACACACACTTAATATTGCTTTACAGCATAAAACTTAAACTATGTGTAGACTGTAGAACAGAGATACCATGGTTTCTAGACAAAGGACAAAAACCACTATTATGAAGAAAGATAGATTTGATTTAGAGAGTGACATTATGGATTGTTGGCACATTGTTGATGATCTTAAAACAGTAGCACAGGCTGAATCCCTTTACTCCGACGAAGATAAGATGCAGAACGCATTGATTGGTCTTGAGTCACTTTACCAGTTGAAGTTCCAGAAGTTGTGGGAAACATTTGAACAGGTAGTAAGCAGAAACGAGCTAGGCTAGGAAACTAAGACGATGACACCAGAAGAATTTATTGCAAAGTACGAAGACATATTGCTACCCGTAATGAAGAGAATGTCAGACAAATGAAGAAATATTGGAGACTATGGGCACAGTCCCTGGGAGAGAAGGTTGGAGAAACTAATAAACAGGCGGATAGTATTGCCATTGTACGTACTATTTGGTGGCTGGTTCACATGGTCACTTGCATATTCATTATACTCAATGCCATAGCCAA